TAGAGTTAACCCTCAAATAATAAAAAGTAAATATGGGTATGAAATACATGATGGAAATCATAGGATTAAAATTTTAGAACATTTATATGGGGGAGATTATGAAGTTACAGTAGATATGTATTTAAATCATAAAAAGTATATCCCATATTATGCTATTATGGGGATAGTAGATGGGATAGCCGAGGCAGAAATTAGAAAAAAACAAATAAATAAACAAATAAATTGGAAAACATATTATGAGGCATGATTTAATACATATAGTAGATAATAAAGCTGTGCCATCTGAATATTCTAAAACTATACTAGAGTTTAAAGATTTAACTACAGAAGAACTAGCATTTGTATATTTTATGGTAGATCATAGATCTCCGTTTTCTATATATGAATATGATCAACGGACTATTGAAGTAAAAAATAGTATCTTTGGAGAGAAAAAGAAATGGACACCTTCTGCAAAAGTGTTAGGGGCATGTGATAAATATGATAAATTAATTGAAACCTCAGCGGTAAGATTATTAAAAGCTGCTAGAACTTCAATAGTAAAATTAGAGAAATACTTTATAAATATAGATTTACATTTAATGGATGATCACGGTAAACCTATATTTCATGCAAAAGATCTAATAGCTAATGTGTCTAATATGGGGAAGGTAGTAGATGGACTAACAAGATTAGAAGAAATAGTAAAAAAAGAAGAACAAGCTGCCAATACAAATAGAGGTGGAATTGAAGTAAATAAATATAGTATATAATGGATTTTTTAGAAGATATGGAACTTTATAGTCGTGCAATGAGAAATGCGTATTTGATTATAACTAGGAAAAAGACTTTGGATGATATTTATTATGAATTAGATGAGGATATAATTGACGATTTACCGTTACCTTTTGATCCTATTGAAGAAGATGGTAGATCTGAAGATATAATAGATATAGTTATAGAGTATTTCACAAGCACAGAGGAGTATGAAAAGTGTGCTGAATTAGTTAAAATAAAAGAACAATGTTTAAAGACACCACTAGAGTTAGACGAGCAGCAAGAACTTTTATAGATACAGGGTATTATACCACAGCCCTCCCAGGAACAAAAGAATATTATGATTTTTGGGACGGGGAAAAGAAAAAATGTATGTATGGGTATACTGTAGATGAACTTCATGTTACTGGTTTTCATTATTTTTATTTAAACTATTGTCCTATTGACAGGGCAGTAGATGAGGAGCTTCCAGATGGTACAATACAATCTAAACGTGAACGTACTTTCCCTAGATTTTATGATGGAGATTGGGAGTATTTTCAAGAGATAGATAAAGCTAGGAAAAATAATAAACATATGATTGTTCTAAAAGCAAGGAGAAAAGGATACTCTTATAAAGCAGGATCTATGCTTGCGCGTAATTACTTTTTTGTAAAAAATTCTAAAAACTTTGTATTTGCAGCACAAAAAGAATATTTAATTGGTGACGGTTTATTATCTAAAGCATGGGAGTTTTTAACTTTTATAGATGATAATACCGCATGGGCACAACCAAGACTAAGAGATCGAGAGATGAATAAAATGTCTGGGTATAAAAAGAAAGTAAATGGTTTAGAGATTGAGATGGGTATGAAATCTCAGATAATGGGGGTAAGTCTAAAAGATAATCCAGATAAAGTGAGGGGAAAGGCGGGTGAATTAGTTTTCTTTGAAGAAGCCGGTTCATTCCCCGGACTCCTTAAAGCGTGGGAAGTAACAATGCCTACTATGAGGCAGGGGAGTAAAACATTAGGATTAATGGTGGCCTTTGGTACAGGTGGAACAAAAGGAGCTGACTTTGAGGCAATGGAAGAAATATTTTATAATCCTGAAGCATATGATTGTATGGATTATGAAAATGTCTGGGATGAAGGCGCTATGGGGAGTACGTGTGGTTATTTTATACCTATACAAAAAAACTTAGATGGATTTATAGATGAGCAGGGTAATTCTATATCTAATACGGCTATAGAATATGAACATAATATGAGGGAAAAAAAGAAGGGTGCTGCGGATACAAAATCGTTAGACCAATATATAGCGGAGCACCCTTTCTCTCCTCAAGAAGCTACATTACAAGTAACTTCTAATTTATTTAATATTGCATCTTTACAAGAACAATATAATAATATTAAAGCTAATAATTTACATGCTATTGGTACAGTTGGGAGTTTTCATCATGATGCTAAAGGAGAGGTTAAATTTAAAGTAGATGGTGATTTAAGACAAATATTAAGATTTCCACATAGAAAAGATGAGGATAAAACAGGGGCTGTAGTTATATATGAATCCCCATATAAAAATTCAAAACAACAAGTTCCTATAAATATGTATGTAATTTGCCATGACCCTTATGGGCAAAATCAATCTGCAGATTCTACATCTTTAGGGTCAGCTTATGTACTAAAAAGACCAAATAATTTATCTCAACCAGATGATATTATTGTAGCATCTTATGTTGGGAGACCTCATACACAAGATGAGTATAATAGAAATTTATTTTTATTAGCGGATTACTATGGATGTAAAATAGGATTTGAGAATGATCGAGGAGAGGTTATAGCATACGCTAAAAGATTTAGAAAGTTACATAAACTTCAAGAAGAGTTTGAAATGCTAGATAAAAGAGAACTTAGAAGTAAAACAGTAAAGAGACAATATGGGATGCATATGACAGAAGCAAGGAAAAGACAGGGTGAAATATATATACGAGATTGGTTAAATACTGTACGAAGAACTGATGAAAATGGAAAACAATTATTAAATTTGCATAAAATATATGACCCAGCTCTTCTGACAGAGTTAATTAAATTTAATCATCACGGTAATTTTGACCGTGTTATGTCGTTAATGGTTGGGATGTACCATACAAGAGAATTGTATAATGCAGAAGTAAAAGATATATTAGAAGATAGGTCAGCAGATAAATGGTTCGATCAAAATTATTATTAATATGAAAAAATGTAATAAAAAACAACCTTATAACCCTCTACCGGAGTACTTAGCAATAGGTCCGTCAAAAATTCATGGAGCTGGGATTCTCGCTACAGAAGATATTCCGGGAGAGGTGGTTATAGGTATAAGTCATGTTTATGATCCAAATTTTCAACATGATTATATTAGAACACCGTTAGGGGGATTTATTAATCATTCAGAAAATGCTAATTGTGAGTTAATAGAAGATTCTGAAGATACAGACTATAAAAAAGTAAAAACATTAAAAAAGATAGAACAGGGTGAGGAACTTACTTTAAAATATAGTTTATATGATATTTGTAATTATTTATAGTGTTATATTTATAAAGACAGGAGTAAAAATTACTCACGTAGTAAAAACGAAGGTAAATTTAATTAAATTTGTAGATTATGGGACATGATAAAATACCAAGGCAGAAACTGCCTTTGTCTAAAAAGACTAAAGAATGGAAAGAAGCTTGTGTAGAAGCTTATATAGATTTATCTAACTCTGGACGTAGCTCCGGAAGTAATAGAAAAGAATCTTTACAACAATTATATGAATACTATAACGGTGTAATTGAAGAGGCGGATTATAAATACGTACTAAAACCATACGGTAAAAGTCGTAATAACTTCCCTTCTCAAATGCGTAATTATCCCATAATTAAACCTATCGTTGATCTTTTGTTAGGTGAGAAATCCAAAAGGCCTCTCAATTTCACTGTTACAGTACAAAATTCAGATACAGTTTCTACTAAAGAGCAAGCAAAAAGCGATTTGATTTATCAAAGTTTTCAAAAGCAATTTGCTAATGAATTAATAAAATCAGGAAACTATCAAGGTGAAGAACAAGAGGTTCAATTACCTCAACATATAGCAGACCAATTCGAAGCTTCTTATGTAGATAATAGAGCTATTCTTGGTCAAAAGTCTTTAAACTATATTATGCACAGCCAAGAAATACATGATAAATTTCAAAAAGCTTGGTTTCATTTCTTAGTTTCTGGTGAATGTTATACACATAGGGGCGTTAGAAATAATGAACCATTTTATGAAGTATTAAATCCTATTGATGTAGATTATGATTTAGATCCAGATTTAGATTTTGTAGAAGATGGGGACTGGGCTTTAGTAAGAAAGTATATTCATGCGTCTAGTGTTATTGATATATTTTATGAATATTTAACAGAACAACAAATATTAGAATTAGAAGAACCAAGACATTCTGAATCTGATTCTTATTTTTTATATACTAGTTCTAATAATAAAGATGCTAATTCCTATAGAAATAGATTAATAGAAGTAGCTCAAGTATATTGGAAATCTAGAAAAAGAATTGGATTTTTATCTTTTACAGACCCTCAAACAGGAGCTATGGAAGAAAAAATAGTAGAAGATGGATTTAAAATGCCTAATGAACTTAGAGAAGCTGGGGCTAAAGTAGAATGGAAATGGGTGAATGAAGTATGGGAAGGAACAAGAATA